ACTATCAGTAGCTTTTTCAATAGTAAGCTTCAAACTCTCATTCCTACCCAACCGATTAATAAAAGTAATATTCCAAAGATCATTTGTATTGTCTATCTGAACCTTCATTGTATCAACAATATCTGATCTGTACCTCACAATCAATTCTACATTCATAGAATGAAACTTCTCTCCGGTTTCCAGAACTCTGCTACCGCTTGTATAACGAATCTCCCCACGTGTATCAATCGTAAACATATCAAAGGTATCTACACTTGCACTATAATCATCCCTGGTTATAGTCTTTGGGTAAAACTTGACTCTGTGATATGAATTTCCTGCTCTCATGATACTGTCCAGTTTTTGTAGGGGGCGATTAAAAATTCAAAGGCATAAGGTATCTTAGTTACAGATACTCCAATCATAACAGGCTCCCGAATCTGGTAGAAGTGCCCAATCATCAACAACATAGCATGATATAAGCCTCTCGGTATAGTAGCGGATACATTCGGTAAATCTTGATACATTGTATATGTAAGTCCTGAATCAGTATTAGTAAATGCTAGTGTAACAGTTAGGTTTTCATTATCTGTTATCGTAGCAATAGTGCGTATTGTCTCATCATATACTTTAATACGATGTCCTACTTCAAAGTCCATAAAGTTAGTACTAACACCTACTAATGCTGTTGTAGCAACCGTACTTACAGTGCCTTCTCCTGCTATTGAGCCCTGAATCTCTGTAAGTACCAGCTCTTCCACTAATGCTATCAAAGAATCTATATAAGTATCATCATCACTAAAGTCAACTCGAAGATGACTCTTGGCTTGTACGGTGGTTATAAATGCTCCGTCCATTTTAATTTTCTTTTAAATAATCATTAATACTTTCTTTAAATCCCTTATACCAATCCACTTTCTGATTACAAGCGTTACATAACAACCCCCTGACTTTGCCAGTATCATGGTCATGATCTACACATAATTTTGTGTAATTACCCCACTCTGGTAATTCTGTTTCATGAATACCACATATAGCACAGCAACCTGTCTGTTCAGTAAACATCCTATTCCAATCTTCAATAGTGATATTATAACGTGTTTTTAACATATTTTTTCTTTTATTTTCTATCACTCTTTCCGGATGCCTATCGCTCCATTCTTTTGATGCCTCAATAATACATTTCTTACATTTATAGGAATTTATTACACCGTTTTTTCTGTAATAAAATTCAGATGATGGTGTGTCTTCACCACAATGTTTACAAATGTACGTCCCGTCTGCCATTACAATACATTATTAGTTACCGCCTGTGTCACTCTGTCACTTAATGCTACCACAACAGTATCGAGAGCCGTTACAGCCACCGTAACTGTTAAAGTGCATATTAAATTACCTCCAGTCATTGCCAGATTATTAATAGTAAAGCCCGCTATTGTGAAATCCTCTTTAACAAAGGTTGTATTAGCCAATGTAGAAGTCATCACAATTAATGTAGGAGCAGCATCCTCTACCGTAGCCGAAGTGAGCGTAGAAAAATAAGAATAAGCACCACCGTGTTTTCTCCTCTTACGCCATAGTCTGCGCATCGCTGGGCCCATAGGTGACTTCGGTACAGGTACTTTATATATACCTCCAATATCCGGACTATAAGGCCATGTTGGTACTGATCCTTTAAATATGCCCATTATACTACATTATTAGTAATCGTCTGTACTACCGTATCTCCCCTCCTGACAGGATTAAATGTAAGGTCAAAATTTGCCCCTGCAACATAAGCCACAGTCACCGTAACCGTTAGTGTGCCAGCTGTATAATCAAGAGCAATACTACTAACCGTTTTACCTACAAGAGTAAATTCCGTATGAACATTTCTTGAAAATGCCTTGACAGACCCCGGTACAGCAAATGTCAATACTACTAAAGTAGGAGCAGCAGTTTCAACGGTTGCTGTAACTAGTTTTTGTGAGAAAAATCCTGTCCAGTTAAATAAAAACTTTTTCTTTGCCATAATATTAATTATTAATTTTTTTTCTTCCACGTTTTTTCCCTGTTGGAATATACAGGCTTTCTTTTTTCTCCGGAAATGTCAGGTATAAGTCAGGTAACCCATACTTATTAATATGAGCCATTAGCTTCTTATTCTTATCCCTCCCTGTTACTAACATCTTTTTCTTAAAGTTCCAGTCCTTCGCCACATCTTCAGCATAAGCCTCGTATATGATTTTTTCCGTTATTCTTGATCTGATTTCGTATTTCATATCTTTAAAATTAAGGGAAGGGGGTGTTTGCCCCCAACCCTGATAAATTAATACTATACAACGGACAAAGCTGCAAAACTAACAGCATACTCGTCAAGAGTACCCCCAGCACCTGTAAGTCCACGTAATCCAAGAGCATCAAAATAGCAATTTATCACTATCCTGACCTGGTTAGTAGCCGCCTGTGTGTAAGGATCAACTGTTATGTCAAATCCGCCCCACTGAGCAATAACAAGGTCAGCCCAGTTGCCAAAGAATACTGCATTGCCTGTTCCTCCTGCTCCGGCAGTACTACCAATAGAGTTAGTGACAAGTACAGGATAACCGTTCATCATGTTATCCATCATAATAAACTCTCCGGTGTCGTTAGCCGTGCCAATATCAATAACCTTCAGTAACCCTCTAGCTGTTCCATTGGTTATATAAGCAAGATTACCCTGAGCTGCATTTCCTGTATCAACAGTAGTCTCCAATCCTACCAGGGCAGCGTATGTTATTGTTGCTCCGGTAAGTTCTGCTACACCACCACCGTTAGCGACATTAAGCTTATATCCTATTCCGGAAGGAAACTTAGAGCTAACTGTTGCGTTACCCAGTATGGTAGCTTCCAACATACGAGCGCAGGCACCTGAAATGTTTTCCAGCAAGAGCCTCTCTGCACCAACGCCGTCCTGTGCCAGAAATGTCTTAGACACATCAATAAGGGCAGTTAGTTTTTTAGGAGCAAACTCAACTTCGCTGAAAGCTCCACCACCATCAGCGGCAGTCTCAACCTCGTCCTTCCATGCAACAGTTGTCCCTGCATAAGTAGGAATACTTACATTACCAACCAAGCCGGGCATATAAGTAACGCCTGCCTGTGCAAATACCAGTTTATTAACCAGTGGAGGAATTATTGATTTTTTATCTTCGGCAACTATTTCCTGACCTGCCGTTGCTGTCTGTGCCAAAATGTCAGCACGCATTTCCTTACGTCCAATAACGGGAGGTGCAAAGTTAGGAAGTACAATACTACCTATTGGATTCTGCATAGTCTCTGAACGATACTGTTGCCTGCCAATAGATGATACTTGCATTGTAGCTTCCGATAATGGTTTATGATCCACCTCTGAACGTATAGACTTGATAAGAGAAAAAGGCTCCTTATCTCTTCCCATCTGTATGTATGGTAATCCAGCTCCAGCAAAAACACCTGCACCCACCTTACGGGATTCAGTCTCAATCTGCAAATCATATTCCTTAACCCTCTGATTGTTCAAGGCAGTAGTAGCCTCTTCCTTATCAGTCATAGTCCTTTTCTCGGCATCTTTAGCCACATAGATTTTTTCGTTTTCTTCAAGAGCCGTAGCCCTTAAATCTTTTAATTCTGTAATTGTCATTTTTTTATGTTTTAAATTAATATCTCTTTGCTCTGCAACTGGTTCCTCAACTTTTGGCTCTACCTTAACTATCGGCTCTATAATAGGTTCTTCTATTACAGGCTTAACTTCAGTATCTGCCTTTATTTTCGGTTCCAATTCAACAGGCGGTTTTAAATTATTTTCTTTGCTTTTAAATTCATCTAATGATCTCAATGCAACTTCTGTATCCTGATAGGCAGGCTTATAACAAGGACTGACATCTTCCAGTACATGGAATTGCTTAATTGTTCTTAAAACTGATCCATCGGAACGTTGCTCCCACCTGTCTCCACCTTTTGGAATTTTAAAACTAAATGATGATCCTTTAATATCACCACGTTTTAACCCCTCGAGTAATTCATCACCAAGGCCTGTTCTAGGTGCTTCAAAAGAATATTTAACACCTCTCTCTTCAGGGATTAGCTTCAAAGAGCCCTTGCCACGACTTGACCGTGCCAAGACACCCTTATCTACATTATGATTCAAGAGACATAAAACATCAGACTTATCAATCACCCCATTGATAGCCTCCGGGAGTATCCTTTCATAAAAAAGAATCTCATTCTCAAATATTAAAGCAGATTCTTTATTAAAAACTATTGCACGCCCCTCCACATTGCGGGAATCAGGCAGTGCCCTTATCTCAAAGTCTTCTTCAATAAGAATCCTTGATTCAGTTTTTAACTCTATAGGAATAATTTCTTTATTATTCTCTATCAACTTGTTTTTATTCGTTTCCATTATTACTAATTATTGGTTTACTTTCTAATTTAGCCTTAACAACTGACTCTTTAACAGGTGGCTCCTTGCCTACCTTCTGCATATTAATTTGAACATAAGCATCGTCACCTTTGGGCTTCGGCGGATTACCTGCTTCCTTACGTACTTCATTAACAGTATATCCACCACACTGAAACATCTTGCTAACATAATTTGCTTTAGCATCCAGATTAGCTCTTAATAGTTCACTAATATTTAGATTTAATCGTTTTTTTATAGCTTTCGATGGCCGAAATATCTTGCGATTATATTCTGACTCTATCTTACAATCCCAGGGTGTTACGGTATCGGTAATAAACCCCAGCTGGAAACTTTCAATATTTGAATATGTTAAATTAGAATCATCAAACACCTTTGAAGGATGAACGCCAAAGAAACGACAAATATCTATAACATTATATTTCCGTGTCTCTAACATCTGAGCATCTTTGGGATTAACAGTAACAGGTATAAATGTAAGACCTCCTTCCATAACAGCTATGCCCCCA